AGTGTTCGAATGGGAACGAGAAAATACTCTAACTGCTCCAGAAGATAGAGACCAAAATAACAGATTTCGTCTGGACCAAAACGCTCCACCTCTTACCGAACCACAACTAACTGAAGCATTAGCCGAGCTTGACGACCACAACTACGTAAGAAAATACCCCAGACTAGAACGTCGCTACATAGACCCACCCGTATCACTACAATCTATAGGTCTTGTTTCTTTCGTTCCAGCAAAAGGAGCTACACCTAACGAAAATGGTGTATACGGTTTCGCAAAACTTAGAGGAAATTTTGCTTCAGAAATAGAAGCAAATTCTCAATCAGAAAAAATTATCAGAAATGTAGACTCATACCATAAGATTTACCATACCTATGTAGGTAGACCTTTCCCCCTTACTCTATCTTCTAATTTCTCCAAGGAAATCTCACAAATAGACCTCAAGAAACAAATCCTTGAATCTATAGGTGAAGACGTAAAGCAAAAGAGACTACAAGAACAGAAAGAAATCAAGGAAATCAAAGACAAAGAAAAAGCTCTTCTGGAAGACGTAAAACATCGTCCTGAAGATAACCCTGAAGACTTTTATACTACTCTAAAGATGAAGTCCGCACAACTTCGCTGGACATACATCGAAACACAAAAGAAAATGAAAGAAATGGTAGGACTAATCACCAAGTGTAAACGAGAAATATTTGAATACGACGTCAAAGACCCAACTCTTAAGGACATGTTCTTCGAAAAGTACAAAAAAGCCAGAGAAGAATCAGGTATACCCGTTACGTCAGAAAACAGCGAAAGTTCATACATAAAATATATGGTCAACGATGTAGTTATACCAGAAGTAGAGGCAGAATACAATCGCCTCTACTCCACATCTGAAAAAGAATACGATGTAGTATCTTTACCACAACCGAAAGATACTACGGAAAATACCCTAACTGAATCTCTTACTGACACCCTAACTGACACCCTAACTGACACCCTAACGGAAAGTACAGAATTGGTTAACCCTCTTTCTGAGTCCGTAGTTGACTTGTCGAAAAGCGAACTATCTCAAGACGAATATGTCGAACCATTATTTACCGATATCTAAATTGATTTTTTTGTATTATACACAATACAAAAAATGAACATAGAAGAAACACTATCTTGTTAGCCGGAAGACACATCTTCAAAGTTGACAAAGCTGTCTATGTTCTCATCTTTTTGGAAAAAAATCTTCAAAGATGAAGTTACAGATACCAAGGAGATGAAATTAGACGATAATGAACTGATTTTTATCTACAAAAGACGTACCTGATATAATCAGACTATGTCATAAGTGGCGACTTACATCTCCAATTATAGCTGAATTTTACAACAAGATTGACCTGCATAAAGAAATATATTATGGACTCAGACTTTTTGAAACGATTAATTAAGTACTCTTACGAAAATAAATACATACCCAGCCATCCAGTCGTATATGAAGCTATAGCTAAAATGTCTGTTAACGGTCTTTCTCTAGAACAACTAGATAGTTTCATTATATCATCAGTTTTTATCACCCAAAAAGAATTACCTTCAGATTATTAAATAATATTTTCTTACCCAAAAAAGTTAAGAAAATTATCTAAGCAAATTATTCAAAGAATTTAATAACCCATCTAACCCACTCTCTTCAGCTACTACCTCATTACTATAACCATCGTCTACTTTAGGCACCTTAGAGTGTTCATATTCTATCTGCTTAATTTCTCTATCCACCTTACTAGAGAACATACCCAACACACCACTACCTATAGTCCCCAACTTCTCTCGTGCTACATCAGTGGTAGCATTATATACTACTTCAGCGAAAAAACTACCTACCCATTTTACTACCTCTTTCAACTTTGCTTCCGCTATATCCTTAATATTTACGTCTCCAGAATAAGCTAACGTTTCTAATATATATAATGTATTAGCAACCACAGGTCTACCTCCTCCATATAATATCTTGTATATCATCTTTCCTCCACTAAAATCTGGTATACCTATCTCTACCATTTTTTCAGCTAACGCCATCTTAAGAGCATTACCTTCAAGGTCTGTCTCTAGCCTCTTCTTTCCATCGAATGTCATACGTAATAGACTTACCATTTCCTTATTACATTTTATCATGTACAATATCAACGCTAAACATGGTATTGTCTTGATAAAATTATTTCCAGAATCCAAACATATTTTATAAGTTATATAAGGCATAGGATTATAAAGGACAGAAAATAAAACACCACCATAAAACCGTTTTGTCATCTTGTAAACTATTCTCAGTATCTCTTCACTATATTTTTTACAGAATTTACTTCGTTCTCTCTTGTTATTTATTAGAGACGTAGCATCTGAATTAGTTTTAATACCTATATGGTTACTACGTTTCAGAACTAACTCGGCTTGAGTTAGTTCACTATTTTGTGATGCTATCAGAGTTGCTTCATTCAATAATACATCATTCTGTTCTTTAATCATGTTATTTATACCCATATCAGCAAATGACATTAAAATTTCTACTGATTGTTTATGAGACATCGCAGAAATTATTTCATCTGTTGATACACCAGAAAGTATATTACTTAACATACTTATTCTGTCTATACTAACCTTTTGTTCATTTTCCCTTACTCTTTTTCTGTATTCATTTATAGTTCTACTGAGTTCATTATCATCAGAAACATTATTATCCTTAATAATTTTCTTGATGGCAATTGTTAGATTTTTCGTTTCTTCGTCAGTCAAAGCTAAACTATTTAACTTTCTGTTCCATAGAGGACTATTCTTTGCAATTTCTGTTGCTATTCCACTTGTCTCTATTACATTCCTATCGACTTTTCTTACTTGTCTATTACCCATTTATTGTAAGAAAAAATACATTTATGGTTTACATGGTTTACCTACATGGTTTACCTACATGGTTTACCTACATGGTTTACCTACATGGTTTACCTACATGGTTTACCTACATGACTCACAGTCTTCAAAACACAAATAATATATCATTATTAGTATAGATACTATAGTAATTCCAACACCTATCCAAAAAGATAACTTTTTATGATGTTTATCTGTACGAGATGACGATGTTGAAGCTACCGTCATACCACCTAAAGCTGAAATTCCAGCGACACAAAGACTACAAAATTCCTCCTTTGTTTCACCTTTTTTGGGTTCCTTATCTTTAGTAGTTTCATTCATTTATTATAATTATTTCTTAAATTTGCCCTTTACAGCAGAAACTATATTATTCATAACTCCGCTAGGACCAGTAGGACCGCTAGGACCACTAAGACCAGATGACCCAGATATCATTGGTATTGACGGACCACTTGGACCACTAGGTCCAATAGGACCACTAGGGCCAGAAGTAACTTGACTAGTTGTAGGTATGGTTGTCGCTACACTTGGTACACTTGTCAAAGATATCCCAAATGGCCCAGTTACACTACTAGCTCCTAACGCTGGATTATACAAGCCTTGTAATGCTATAGCGTTATCTACTATTACGGTCCTAACATAATTTGGATCCAAACTTATATAATTTCTCGTTATGACATTCAGAAAGAAAAATTCTGTTCCAGCCACCGCACACACCAAAATTAGATTTATCACTATTATACTCGTCAAATGCATCTGCGTCTTACCAAACTTTAATAACACAAATACAGCTACAATAACAAACACAGAAAAACTACACACAGCTATTATAGCATTACGTACTAAAACCGAGTTATTAGCTTGTGCTGAAGAATCCTCACTACTATAGTCTGGTGTACCCATATTATTTACAACACTACTTAAACCACTAATATCCACTCCAGAATTATGTAAATCTTCAGTGAAACTCTTTATGACGTTCTCTATCTGCGCTTGTACAATCTCACCTTCCACCGTTGATGTATACGTAAAGTAAAACGCGCTAACAAACACAGCGAAAAGTAATACTCCTATCAATATATTCGCTATACCATGTGACGTAAATACATCATAATGTTCTAATACAAAATGTGGCATAGGAATACACACATCATTTTCCAAGGGTAAAAGTTTATAACTAGACATTTATTATCAAGATTATAATAAATGTCAACGCCGTTAGAAAAAGGACATTGGTGGCAAAATATCAAAAATCAACTCCCCACAGGTATAGAATTAACTATAAATGTAGTACTACACGTACTTATCCTCTTTACCATCTTAACTGCTCTTTTTTGGATTTTTATCTCAGAAATTGAAACGACAGCTATCGACTACCAAATAAAAACAGCTATCGATGCCATATTCTCTTCTTATGTTAGTGGTCTATCTTCTCAACAAGCTCAAGAAGTTGGCGCTGTAATTACAGCAAATATGCCAGAACTTGTAGTTCTCAAAAATGAATATTCTAATCCTGACCCTGCGACCCAACTTAATAACCAATGGCTACTAGACCTTAACGTAACTATTTTGCTGGCAATCGTAGGCATTCTGGTTACAATTCTTCTTATACTACCTTTTGTGTGTTCCATCAAGACACCTTTCTGGCATATTCTTCTAGAGAATATCATACTATTTTCATGTATAGGTCTAATAGAAGGTATATTTTTCTACTATATAGCTCTCAAGTTTGTTCCTGTGATGCCATCAGTACTAGGAAATACAGCAATACAATCTCTAAAACAAAATTTATAACTATCTAATAAATGGAATTTTTTTTCGAAAGAAATATTTTTCATTTAGACGCACAACAATTTGTAAGATACTTAAATAAAGTTATCATAGACATGAAAAGTCTAACAACAGATGGAAAGAAATCACTTATTCGTAGTCTTAATCATGATGCCACACAGGCTATAATAGAATGTATCGACAGTAATGGACTTGACAGTGATGAAAGGATAAAATGTATCCTAATAGCACAAGAAAATTTTAGATTTATACTTTCGATTCTTTTATCCTTCTATAATGATAATATAATGAGTAGATTTCTTAATCCAGATAATATTGAACATTATAGAGGTGAAAATGTTAGCAGATTTTTTCAAATATATACTGAATATCTACTCCCTATAGCTAGACTTACACTCTCTTATGATGAAGCTGAAGCTAAAATTATTGAAGATGTATTCCCAACAGTATTATATAATGAAGTATCTAAATACGTAAATCGCTATCCATCTTCAAATCTAAATGAACGATTAGGAGACCTATCAATAGAACCAGGGATTTACTTAACAGAAATACAAGAACGAGTCCTAAAAATAGAAGTCCCAGAAGAAACAGTAGGAGTCCTAAAAGAGGTAGCAGAGGTAGTCCTAAAAGAAAGTAGTTCATTTGGAGTTATAGTATCTATCTATGATTTCTTAATCAAAAACGATTAAGAAACTATTCATATCTTATCTTTACAAACTTTAATTATTCAGGCTCAAGTATATCTTACTCATCTTCTTCGTCATATTCATATTCTGACAGTATTTCTTGTTCTTCATTTCCGCCACAATCTCCATCAAATTTGTATGTCTAGTATCATCGGAATAACATAGATAAAACGACTTTTGTCATCCCATATGGAGAAAAAGTTAGATTGGTTAACAAAATTCAAGTCCATTGTTTGAACATACCTTTTCTGAGAAAGTTAATTCTTTATTTTTGAATATTCAGCGAATGACACTATAATTTTACGCTTACATTCATAGTGGATTTTCCTCTATAGGTTCATTAGTATTTTAAACAGTACACTCTGCCAATACTTTATCGTCTTCCTTAAATTTCTTCATTAACAAATTAGACAATTTAAGATATAATCCTTCAGGGAGTGATAATTTGTGCTCATCAAGAGTACTCTGGATTTCTTCACTGGTCATTTAAATTTTTACACATATGTTTATATTTTCATTTTTGAATTTATGAATAGTTTCTTAATCATTTTCGTTAAGAAATCTACCGTTGGACCTCCAAAGTTATTCTTTGTATTTACATCTGAGAAAACTTTACTGAATCATTTATATGGTTTTTATACTTATATTCCCATATAAATTCTCCATAAGTACTTCTCCCTTTACCACACTCTGGCTTTCTCTCACTCCTGTTTGTCTTACAGCTTCAGCTACAGATACATATTTTCTACCTTTACTTCCATCAGAATTTTTCTTATATTGTATTAAGTCTTGTCTTATATGAGTGAATAATATTTTCTGACTGAGTACACCACTCTAAATTATTAGAGTCATTATTTCTCTGGTTTCCATCTATATGATTAACTTGTAGGTCATTATAGTCTTCTAAGAATTTCTTATCTTCAAGAGGATGAAACGCATAACATACTAACCGATGTAACTTGTATGTCTTACCAACAGTACATATGTTAATATATGTTTCCAGTAAGAAATCTATGTGAATTCCATATCTTATGTCTTGGTAACTCTGGAATTACCACACAAGGTATATGTTCAAAATCTTTACTCTTTTTTGACTTCTTTCCACTCATTTTTCCATCTTCCTTTCTATCAATAACTTTCAGATTATTATTTTTCTGGTCTTCATCTATATGATACACTATCCATTCTGGTCCATGTTCATCAGTCAATTTTTCATACCCTTCAATCTTAAATGCTCTAGCAACAAGTCTAGAGGCATATCGATTTACTATCCAAAGTAAGATTTTTCAGATATGTATTCATTGCCTTCCCTTCATTAGATATCCAACCACCTGTTATACGTATCCAAATACAACCTTTTTGGCGTTTTCTGACTTACACCATATATCTCTAAGAGTTGATGACTTTATACGACCACAAATTAAACATCATTGAGGTATTCATTATATTTTCTATTGGAGTAATTAACTTATATTTTCTTAGTCTAAATTCTTTCAGTATCTCTTTTTGGTAATCTGTTGGCATTATTGTATAGAAATAATATTGATAACTTTTTTCATTTCTATACATAATGTATAGAAAAATATCTTGGTAAGTTCTGAACCAATTACAAGACAGGGAACAATTCTTGTAGTACCCATACTTTCATATAGGATTAGACTGTATCTTAAGCTGACTTTCTGTCAACCAACATTCGTTCGGTCGTTGAGGGAGAATCATATCCATAGGACTTAGACTCTTTACCCGCGGATTACCCAATCTTTAACGTTATTACCATGCCTGAGGTCATTACCCTAGGTACTTTACAACATTTCTGAAGTAAAGGTGGTAGTTAAAGCTCTGAGGGATTTCCCGTCATTATAAAATGTTTCGCCTTAATTCTTTGTTAAGACTAGGTAGTTTTATACCATCGAAAGTTGTTCCATCGAACATACTTTTGACAGATATGGATTACAACGTTTATCTCCGATAGTGTCCATATAACTATCGAAGCGTCTACCTGTTCTCGGCTTCCCGTGTTTACCGAGGGCTCCTCCCGATATGCGTATAATGTTGTTATTCACAACGGTACATACAAACTTGAAAGTTTGAGGAAAGTCAGACCCAGATCCTGGAGCACCAGTACCGTTTGCAGCGGAAATAGCTCCTTGAGATGCAGCGGGCGCAATGCTAACATTCGTCAACTTACCATAGTTTGTACTACCCTTAGGGTCTAGGCAGATAAAGTCCAGAGAATAAGAGTACATATGGTACCCTGTCTCAAGAGGAATTACAGGGGCATGGTACCAAGGTTGTACAAGTGAGAAGTAGTCAGAACCCATATTCTGGAGTCGAGCTGTATTCTCATAAGTAAGAGAAGTCGTGACAATAGGATCCACCGCGCTAGGAGGGTTAAAGTTAACCGCAGACGCACCAGGAACAGGTGTAGCTGAAGTGTAGTTAGACCACTCATTGGGTACAGTGTTATTTCGGCAAGCGAAAAACAGTACCTTAATAGCGTGAGAGAACCGCAGGTCAAATGATGGTGTTGGATTACCATTATTACCTGGTTGGAAAGTCTGAATGGGAGCAGTTTGTACCTGTTCAATCAAGATGTTACGAGGAGCACAAGCCATACGCTTACGTTCATCGTTAGAGACGATAGCGTAGTTAGCCCAAGTGTAAACAGCGTTGAGAGAAGGTGCAGCTGCAATATCAGTAGGTACAACTGGTACAGTTGAAGGGTTAGTTCCAGCTGGCGCTGCAATGTTGTCCAAGATAAGCATATTTTGCCAAGATTGGAATGAGTATGTGATACGCATTTCGTTATAGGGCAGAGCTGCAGTTGGTAGAGCAACACCAGAGTCACGAGCGAAGAAGAAGGGAAGAGGCAAGTTAAGGGTAAAGTTGGGAATAGGATTATTGGTATCATGAGGACCCGTAAGGTCGTCAAAGTCACCTATCATATTCTTATAACCGTTAAGTTTACCGGCAGGTACAGTAAATGCAGCCCAGAAATCGAGTTGATAGTTGTCAAAACGCGCTGCAACGAGGTCATTGAACGTGATGCTACATTCTATGATAAGATTGTGCATAAAGTTCCGAGTCCATCGAATGCGACCGTTACTACCGAACTGATTGGTGGTGAGAAGCTGTACGGTGGGTACGTTAAGACGTAGCCAAGCCATAAGAAGGTAATCTCCCGCTCGAGAAATGTTAACTGAACTATCCTGACCAAAGTCAGCGATACCAGTACTACGTGAAAGAGCTACAGGTACTTGGGTAAACCAAGTCGCCTTACGTGTCTCTCGGACGAAGTAGGCAGTGGCGGACGAACCACCATAAAGGTACTTTTCAAGTTCGTCAAAAGTTGCAAGATCTATGAAACCTGATGTTAGGTTCGATGAGGCCATTGGGTAGTTATTTTATATAACGCAATATTTTTTTTTCAAGAAATAATTTTCTTCTACAACTGTTTTAAAAGAAATGTACCGACACATTTTACATGAATCAAATCTCCAGAGATTTGATGTCAATAAATGTTATACTAAGTTGCTCTTTTCCAATAAAATTTATCACAGCGATTTCCAGTTCTTATTGCTTTACCTATTCCCGTTTTTCCAATAGCTTCTTCGGCTTCTAAAATAGAATTCCAAAATCTAATGTGTTCTCGTGTTTTTCCATGTAATTGTTCTATCTTAACTTCTTGACCCACTTGTTTAGGTATTTTACTATTTTGTTTATTTTTTTCTACTAAAGATTCTACGTGACTAGGTGTATAGTCTTTTTCGAAACACCAAAGACTATTTTTATACTCTGTTCGTTTTCCTGAACAAACATATCCAATCTCAGTAGAACCAGCAGAAGTAATACTTGGAAATTTTGCAATAAACTTACCATCAAGAGATAATTGTACTACTGATTTACAATTAAAATGTATATCACATTCTTTTTTAACCCATTGAAGATTATTATACTTGTTATTTTTAACATTATTATCAGTGTGTATAACATCATTTTCAGGTGGATTATCATTTTCTACAAATATTTCAGCAATAATTCTACTCACTTGGAAGGAAAGTGTTTTTCCTTCCAAATAAAGACTAACATACAAGTTACCTCCTTTTCCTTCCAATTGTTCTAACAATATTCCTGTCATCATGTTCCTTATTCTTCCATTAGTTGAGCCTTCATAGTTAGTATCTCTAAATTGTCGCCATTTTTCTTCTTCCATATGAATACTATCTTCCGTGTATTTCCATCCATAGCCTCCATGTGTTTCTTGATTTTTTATACATGTATTAGATATATAACTATAAAATAGTCCACATTTTTCTGCAGCATCTTTAACAGATAAAAAACGACCCAATTTTTTTGTATAATTACTGTTAAATTTATACACAGGTTTATTTATACTAAGCAAATCAAGTTTAGAATGATTGGTACTTTGTGGTTGATTTACCCATCGTAAATTAATAAGTTTATTATTGGTCTTTTTTCTGTCATAGTGTTTAATAAACTTTTTACTTTCATCCAAAGAAGGATACAGGAATGTTTCACCCACAATCTTATGAATAAAACGTTGTTTGTGATTTTTATCATCTTTTTTCTTTATCCATACCATTTTATACTCATTATCCTTAACTTTTTCATCTGCTTTTGAATCTTCAACAATTTTTTGGGTAGATTTATGTCTAATTTTTCCTTGTGTTGACGCTTCATATTTTTCTTCATATTCTTTCACTGGTTTCCATTCTTCATATTTTTCTAAATGTTCAAAACATAAGTATTTACTAATGTTAAGGCCCAACTCATCGTTACAAGAAAGTTCACCACAACCATCGTATTGGCAATTTATTGCTGTATTTTTGTTATTCATTTCGTTATTTTTGAAGTCAGAAATAAAATTCATTTCTATTTTAATCTACCTGATGATATTTTAAACAGATATCCCATTTTTATACAATATACAATGTATAAAAATTACACTCTTCTCCAATAAAAGTTCGCACAACGATTACCTGTTTTTATTGCTGCACCTATACCTGTTATTTTAATAGCTTTTTCTGCTTCTGAAATAGAATTCCAAAATCTAATACTTTTTCGTGTGGTTCCATCTAGCTGTTCGATTTTTACAGATACTCCTACTTTTTTAGCTACTTTTGGTCTATTCTTTTCATCTATAACATCTTTTACAAGACTTTCTACGTATAATGGATCATAATCTTTTTCATAACACCAAAAGTGTTCCTTATAATGTTTACGTATTCTTTTACAAGTATTAGTAATTTCTCCATGAGAAAATTTAGGATTCTTTTCAGTCGCAGTAGAAATACTGGGATATTTTTTAACTATGTTACCATTGAAATCTATCTGAATTATAGGCTTTCCGCTGAAATATATATTTGTTTCTTTCCTTGTTGCCCATTGAAGATTATTACAGTTATTATTTTTTACAGTTCCATCTTTATGAATAACATCTTCTTTTCCATATGGATTATCAATAAATATTTCTGCGATAATTCTGCTTATTTGGTAATTAGTTCCACAAAGTTGTAGATATGTTCTGCCGTCGCCATCAGGCTGTAACTCTAATAGTTTTTTGGTACTTCTATTTCTAACTCTACCGAAATTAGATCCTTCATAATTAGTATCCCTAAACTGTAGCCATATCTCTCCTTCCAATTCACTGTGATCTTTTTCTTCTACATGTCTCCAACCATAACCTCCGTGAGTTTCTTGTTTCCTGAGACAAACATTAGAGATATATCTAGAAGATAACTCTGTGGCTTCTGCAGCTTGTTTTATAGATGGATATGTCTTTTTTATTTCTGTATAATCACTATCATACATATGTACTGGTTTGTTTTTATTATTTATTGTGTTTGTTTCATGATAATGTTTTATCTGTTCACTATTACTTGCCCATTCAAGATTAAAAAGTCTATTATCAAGTTTGTTTCTATTTTTATGGTTTACCGTTTCCTTATCTTTAATTGGTAACAAAAACGTCTCGGCAATTAATCGATGTACTCGTCGTAATACAAATTTCTTATCATTCTTTTTATGTTTAATCGATACCTTTTTATATTCTAACGCTTCGTCATCAACTTCTCTGATTAATTTTTTGTCCTCTGATTTTCTGATATGTCCTTGTGTTGATACCTCATATCTATTTTCGTAGTCTGGAAGTATCTTCCATTCGTTGTAGTTTTCCAAACAATCTAAGCAAAGATATTTATTAATGTCTAAACCTAGACTGTCATTACAAGAAAGTTTATCACAGATTTCACAATTGTTTGTTATCGTAATTGAATTGTTCATTTGTATGTCTAATGACGATTTTGAAAAATTCATTTTGAAATGGAGTTAGTTACATTTTACATACCAAGAGAAGTCGTATTACATGTACTGTTTAACTATTATGATGAATAAACAAAATAAATTTCAAAATATTTTTTCTGTATAATAAATGTCAGCAATTTCACTTGAGAAATCAGTTCGCACATGTTCCGTTAATACTGGTGAAGCCAGTCGAATACAGTCAGATAGATTTGAAAATCCAAATAACATGGTATGTATACCATGGAATGGGTTAAATAACAAAGGTCAAGCAGTATGTCCTGACTCTTGGTGGACCAAGACAGCAGGATGTGATTCTGCTGAAGATAGAGTTATGGTCGAAAATGCCCAACGACCTAAATACATTAACTACGTAACTTTGGGCGCTGAAGGTATTCAAGGTAGTATCTATGGTAACGCTAATGAAGCAGACTATAATAACGCTGTAGGTCGTGATAAGTTCGATAAATCACGGGATAAAATAGCCCCAAATTTTGGACTGCAATGGGGTAACGCAGTTCAGTACCAAAGTTGTGGAGTGCAAGCATATGAACGTAATATGGCTGAAGTAGCAAGACAGCAAAGAAGTCAGACCTTTATGAACAATGGAGCGGAAGCATATGGTTATCAGAAAGTAGCTGGTAATCGTTAAGTAATTGTTATAACCAGAAGTTCATACAAATTGTATGAACTTAAATTGAATTTTGTTTATGACCTTTCCTAAGATAGTCCTTGAGAGTCAAAACTCTATCCATACCATATAAAAACAATTTACTTATCAAACTACAGTTTGGTAATATAGATAGCCCTCATAACATAATATTTTTTACAATAGCTTCTTTTAAGATATTTTTGTCAATGTAAGGTTCATGACCTTCTGTAGAATAGATTATAATTCCTCTGTCAGAATTGATTCTACTAATTATATTATCAAAATGTGATGGATATACAGCATCTTTGAAAGCATTAAGTCTTAATTGGGTAATATAATTATCACCAAATGACATAACATATTTAATTATAGTAAATTGACTGCTACACATATTATCAATTATATGAACATCACAACTTGACATGATGTTCCTATTTCCATTACTATTTGATTCATGCCATTCTGATATAAGAACATCATCAACTGTATAAACTTTCTTTTCCTCAAAGATACCTAACTCATGTCTCAGTGGAATTTCCAATGAATCCAAAAGGTCGTGTACATGACTTGCCCTATGGTTGACAAAGTATTCTCCAGAAGTAAAGTCAAAATTTTTAGCTGACTTTATCACAGGGAAGAATCGTTCAGCTACATCTTTGGGAAGTGTAATTATTTCTCCGCGACAATTTAACCTAATTTTTCGTGATCCATTTCTTATCTCATTACTACAAAATAAGAAAATCAATTTTAAATGAAATTACTTGCCAAACTATAGTTTGGCAAGAGATACACCTTCATAGTAGAATTTAAGGTTCATTTAAGATTTTTACTATAGCTTTTGCTATCTTTTCTTTTGGTGCATTAACAGCTCCGTGATCTTTCCCTTCAACTGTATAGAGTATTTTTTTATAAAGTTTATTAAGTGGTGAAGGATAAGTAGTAACTTTATTTCTAAAAAGACTAACTTCAGTTAGATAACTATTTCCTACTTTTGCGAAGTAGGATGTCATAAGGAACAAATATTCATATTTGTTATCAATCACGACATCACGAACAGTCTTTTTATCGTCAACCCTGTTGTTAATTATAATTTCATAAGAGTCAAATATAAGAATATCATCAACTGTGTAAATCTTTCTATGGTCTTCAAATATACCTAACTCCTGTCTCAGTGGAATTTCCAAGGAATCCAAAAGACTATGAACATCACTAGCTTTATGGTTGATGAAATATTCGCCAGAATTACTGATGTTTTTAGCTGACTTTATCATAGGGAAGAATCGTTCAGCTACATCTCTAGGAAGTGTAATAATCTCTCCACGACAATTCAGTTTGATATTAATGTTATCATTGATGACATCCATTCTTATATTCTTGAAGAATTCTTTTTAGAATTTCAATTTGGTTGTCTGGAGATTTTATCAAACTAACTATAGTTTGATAATCTACTGTTTTTCTATCTTTACTCAGACTTATCAATGGTATCTATCAATGGTATCTATCAATGATTTGATGAAATCTGCTATACATATCTTTGCTCTTTTTGTATCCAATGGTACATTTCCTAATTCTGTGTATAAATTGTGTGGAAGTTTTGAGGCGATGTATTCTAAATGTTTATAAGTAGGTTTAGTCATGAATGTTTCTGAAAGAGTATATACTTCTAATGTCGAAGTGGAAATAGTGAAGGTGGATGTGTATAATAGTCCTATATCTGATAGTTGTTTTGTGATTAAAAAAGGTTCATTATAGTGTCCATTTATAATCACCCAGTTGTTTGAACAGCATATTATTTGTATATTTTTCTGAGTAATTTTAAAGATGTTATTCAGTTCCATTTCTAAAGTCCAAAATTCTTCAAAAATATTCAATTCTAAGTATCGTTTATGTTACCAAACGTTAGTTTATTTGGTAAACTGTATTTTCTTTATCTTTATTCAGACCTAATACCAGAGTCTAACTGTACATTGTTATTTCTACTGAAGAAAAACTTGATTTTTCTGGAAAGTCTCGCAAAATTGCGTTTTAGAATTATCTTTGAATGTATTAAATAATTTGATACCGTCTTCATACCTAATAAAAATAATAGCTATCATTAACAACATAAAAGGAAAGATAATTATACCTATTGGATGAAAACAAGAATCAGGCATGAAAAATTCGATGTAAGGACTTGGTTTTTTCCACTGGTTGTGGTTGTCTAGGTTGATTACGTCTTTCTCTGACCATTTTGAAAAATTAGAATAGTTTTAGAAAAATCAATTTTGGAATTCTATCTATGTTACCAAATAAATCTTTGTTTGGTAAGCTATATTTTCTCTATCTTTATTCAGATTTGTTATCAGAGTCTAATGGTTCAAAAGAATCTAATGAGTTTATAAGTTCGCATAAGACATTCTTACATCTTTTTTCATCTAGTACTTTGGTATTAAGTTGGGTAAATAACTTGTAAGGACAATGTTCAGCTACTTTTCTTACAATTTTGTTAATATTTTTGTCTGTTTTTTGGATATTAAAATTCTCTAAGGAAAAAGTACAGATAGAATTATAATTTCCAACATTTAGTTCTGAACGTGTTATATTTAATACATAATTAAATTCATCATCTATAATAACTAATATTTTATGTACATCATTCATTAAAATTATGTCATCTGGCGTTATTTTCTTATAACTTTTTATATAACCAAATTCATTCTCTATCGGCATAGCTATAGAATCTAGGAAACTATGTACATCAGATGCCTTGTGGTTAATGAAATAAGTTGACCTCTTAAAATTAAGTGATGCTTTTATCGTAGGAAATTCTTTTGCCAAATATAGTGGAATAGTAATAATTTCTCCACGACAATTTAGTGACACCATTCTGTCGTTGTCATTCTGTTCTTCGTCAAGACTCATTTTTGTGTATCTATACAGATACATAAAATCAATTTAGGTTATTTAGAAGTCACTACATATCAAGTAAATGACAAGTTACGATACATTAGTTATTTCTGGAGGAGCGATTAAGGTATTCTATCTGTTGGGAGCATTACAGTCAGCATATGATAAGAAACTGTTAGAAAACATAACTACATATGTAGGTACATCGGCAGGAGCGATGTTGTCGTATCTTTTATGTATAGGGTATAGTCCTATAGAAATATTACTTTT